TTTGGCTCTTAGATCCGCAGAACCTTTGCAACGCCAGTACCTTTGGTCTAAAGGTGGATTTGAAGACGTATTTTCTTTTTAAATTTTTCTTCATTATGAAACAAAAATAGTGTAAATTTTTTACATTCAAAATTTTCACAATTCTCTCTACAAGTTATTCTAGAAGTTAATTTTAATTCTGGTAGAAATACAATAAATTGAAATAATCCATCATTTCTAGAGATTTTATCAAATACATAACCTTCATATTCTTTTTCCATGATAGTAGGATTATTGTTACATAAATCCAACAATGTACAATCATTTTGTACCTTTTTAATAGATCTCATTGTTAAATTAATAAATTCTAAATCATTTACCCATTTTTCATAAAATAAATAACTATTTTCTGAAAGTTTCGTTGTTCCCATTACTTGTTGAATTTTGATCATATTTAAAAGATCAACGAGTCTCCTTATGGGACTAGTAATATGAATATATGCATCCATATCTAGTAATTCATGTCGTGTGTTTACAATTTCAGAACCATCTATATATTGTCCTGATGCACTATTCAAAATCTTAATAAATTTTGCAGTCTCTTCAGGAACATGTGTAGGAATATCAACATTTTTCTTGATAATTGTAGAACGAAAGACGCCTGTTTTAAATTGAATCAATTCTTTCGCACAATTATAATTCATAAGAATCATTAAATAACAAACAACATCATGACTATTTCTAATTCTATCAATATATGAATGTTTTATTGACAATTCACGTACTGCATCTAGAATAACATGATATCTAGAATCCGCAAGTAATTTTGGTTCTTCATAGCAATAATTTTTATAAACTTTAATTAAACAACTGGAATATTTCAAATCTAAGATTTCGCCTTCTTTTATAAATACATCAATAACAAAAGCAACCCTTACAACATTTTCCTGTAAGCTACAAAGACAATCAGATAAAATAGTTGGTAACATTGGTCGTTTTTTATCAGGTAAATAAATAGTAGATATTCTTTTAGAAAATGATTCCCATAAATTTAAAACATCCATCCAAATGGTGACATTAGAGATGTATATACTTAACTGCTGTATTCCATCTTCTAGATCAACCACGCTAAAACCATCATCAAAATCTAAACTTTTTGGAGGATCAATTGTGATAATATGCCAATAATCTGAATCAGTACGATCTTGTATTTCTGGATACTTTGCCTTAATAATTTCTAAAGGACACTTGCCTTCAAGTGCTTTAGTTGTATCTTTTTGAAATTTCTGAATTGACGCATTAAGACTTTTGCAATATAACTGATATTCATAAAAATGATCAAGAACATCTACATTTCCAATAACATTATTCAACTTTCCCATAGGATGTTTATCATTCCAATGATCAAATGTAATAGTAACATACATATTTTTAACTACCTTAGAAAACCCAAGACTCTTCAACTCATATGGTACTAAAAATGTAGGCAAACGCATATCATCTGGTATGCATTTATATAATAATTTTCCGCCTGATATTTCAGAAGATTTTTTGGAATATGTTTTTCCATTTTGTAATTTATTTTGTCTGCCATATGTTTTATTTCCTGCCAAAATAAGTACACACGGCAATGCATTACCTGTTCTTACAGTAGAATGTATAATAGTTACTTCATTATTTTTATCAATTGTAAATACATCATTTGATAATAATTTAGATTCAATTGGGTTAAATTCAAGTCCTTCCATTTTTTCCATTTTTTCCATTTTTTCCATTTTTTCAAATGTATTTGCATCAAATACTTCCCAAGATGAATAGTTCCGGTCATTAATATATATCTTGTAAGTAAGCATTAGATACATATAATTGTATTTATATCTTTATATCAATAATATATATTGTAAACTCAATCCTTTACTACGTTAGTGAAAGGTTGAAAAATAAAATTGAAAACTAATATTTGCATTAAATAGAATACACAAATATAACAAGAAGATAATATGCAAAACGTTGAAAGAAGAAGAAATCGTTGCTCCTTTTGTAGAATGGAAGGACATAATAGATTGGTATGTAATGACCAAAGATTGTTAGACTTTGAGTTAAATTGTGCAACTAAGTGTCAAATAATGTCAGAAACAGACTTTTATGTTTGGTTAACTGAAACATACGAGACAAATGATTCACATTTATTAAAAACATATGCGGCCAAAAAAACACGTATCCAATTCAATAATGTTCGCGATATTTCAATTTATAAAGATGCAATTACACGATATATTTATGAGATATATAAATATCAATACAACATTCATGATATTGTAGAAGATATACGTTTTGCGTATTTATTTTTACAAATGGCCGAAAATATGTATGCAAAAAATGAAGAACCTAAAAAATTTGAAATAGAATCTATTGTTGAACCATTAACAAATAGTGTAGAAAATATAAGTGAATGTTGTATATGTTTTGAGAGTTATAAAAAAGAAGATTTTATTACACTTGGTTGTAATCATGAATTTTGTAACGATTGTCTAAAAAAAACATTGTTAAGTGATAATAGAGAAAAACCTTGTTGTGCCTGTTGTAGAACAGAAGTATCAACAATTATATCTAGAACAAATAAAATCCATAGTAAAATGTCGGAATTAATTGCATAAAGAATTAATTGCATAAAAATTATATATAAATTTATTTTATTATACAAATGAATGAACAACAGAAAGATGAGATTACAAACCTATTTACTAAACAATACCAAATTATAAATGACATAAATCAAAAATTAGATTGTGATTTATATGTGTGTTTTGAAGGAAAAAAAGAAATAGAAAAACATATAAAAAAACAAATAAAAATAAAAAAAATAAAAAAACAACTAATCAAAATATATGGTAAAATTCTTTCAGAATTATAATATAAAATTTTTTTTTTATAGTATATTAGATTATATAAAAAATGCGAATCTTTTTACAAAAATCAGCTATTTCATTATATTTGACGAATAAAGACAAACTACATTTTTCTTCACGCGAACGTTGTTTTTTTGATAAAGTAGCATTAATAAAACAAATAAAAAAATGGGATACTATTTTACATTGGATTCAGCCATTTTATGCCATTAAAGCAAATCCTTGTAATGAAATGATAAAAACAATTATGAATCCAGAAATAACTTTACATAATAATATAGGTTTTGATTCTGCATCTGTTGGAGAACTTCAGTTAGCTTTAGACCATATGAATTGCAATAAAAATATAATATATACAAATCCACATATTATTCCACATGAAAAAAATATATTATCTGAGTTGTTACCAAAAATAAATGTGAAAGTTGTAGATAATTTATGCGAATTAAAAAAAATAATAGAATATGAAATAAAAACAGATGTATTAATCAGACTAATAAGTAATATATATGATGCAAATGTTCAATTTGATACTAAATTTGGGTGTACTATTGAAGAAGGATTTGAAATAATAAAATACGCAAATAAACATAATATAAAAATAAAAGGTATATCATTCCATATTGGGTCGGGTGGCGATTTTTCAAGAAAAAATGCTTATGAAAAAGCTATTCGGTATGCGGGTCCAATATTAAAATATTTAGAAATTCTTCTAAAAGATGAAAAACCTATATTGGATATAGGTGGAGGATTATTACATGATACAAATTTAGAAGAAGCATTAGGTTGGACAAAAGAGCTATCGCAAAAATATACGATTATTTCAGAATTAGGTAGATATTATGCAGAACCATCATATCATTTAGCAGTTCAAATAACTGCACAAACAAATCGCGGTGTTTATCTAGATAATGGGCTATATCACGAATTAAATGTATATAATTGGGAAAAATGGAGATTGCCTAAATTAACTCACTATTATGATACAAATAGTGAGACAATTGAAGAAGTGCGAGGATTTAACCAAATAAAAATATTTGGTCCAACCTGCGATTCAATGGATACAATGAATGATTGCGAATTTCCAAATGAATTTGAAATAGGAGATTGGATTTTTTTACATAATATGGGCGCATACACGTCTGCAGCAAAAGTTGATTTTAATGGAATAAAAGGTGCATCAAATAATATTTGTTATTTATAGTAATAAATTTATTTATCAAATATACCTTATATTAATAAAGAAGATATACTGTCATACAATAAAATACTTTAATAATAAATTATTTTATATAGGATTAACACTTGGGGCTCCTCTTCATCCACCCTTCATTTTCTTAGACTTTTTACTCTTACTAGACTTAGTTTTACTCTTTTTAGACTTAGTTTTACTCTTACTAGACTTAGTTTTACTCTTTTTAGACTTAGTTTTACTCTTTTTAGATGTACTCTTTTTAGATGTACTCTTTTTAGATGTACTCTTTTTACTTGTACTCTTTTTAGATGTACTCTTTTTACTCTTGGTTTTACTCAAAATAGAACTTAAACTAAACATTATGTATTATATAAATATTTTAAATAACAACCAATTATTAATCAATATTTATTTCAGGTAAATCATGAATACTAGTACCTATACTTAGATCTGTAATTAATTCATTTGTAATTAATTCATTTGTAATTAATTCATCTGTAATTAATTCATTTGTAATTAATTCATTTGTAGTATCATTATCCACTGGATGCACAATTTCATGATTTAGTTGTGATATATTCGCTTTTTTTACAACATCTCTTTTAACATTTTGAATTTGTAAAGCATGCATACCAATATACGGTAAAATAGCCGCATTATTCATATAAGTTCTATAACGAAAACATGATATACTAGTATTTATATTAAATTTAATACTATACCACCAATAGGCAGGTATAAAAATTGTTTTACCAGGTGTTAAAGTAAACTCAAGACACTTAATTTTATTAAAATCTACTTTAAATTTAGGTTGAGGAGACCACGGGTTTACTGGTGATTTAAATTCAAAATTTTCATAATCATAATTTGGATACAAATATTTTGTACTATTTGGAGGTGTTAATTTTATCTGAGCACTACCTTGAGTTAAAACAAAATAGTTTCTATAATTTAATTCATAACGAAATGGAGTACATGTGTTATTAGATCCCATCATAATATCGTAATTACAATTAGATACCATATAGGGTCGTAAAAATTCATCATTATATCTCATATTTTTAATAATACCTGTTTCCTCTAAAAAATCAGTATTATTTTCTGAAAAATAATTAGAGTTCTTATCTTCTTCAAATAATTTTATTGCTGAATTAATTTGTAAAGGAATAAATAATTCAGAATTAGGGTCTTCATCATTCATGTTTCGTATTTTAATTTCAAAAGCATGATATTGATTAGAAATATAGTTTTTATTTGTAGTTTCTATAATTTTATCACAATCAAAATCAAACAATACTGGTTGCCGAATATCACAAATTTCTTCTAATTTATTTTTAGAAGGTTGTTCTACTTCATACATTTCCAAGTCTTCACTTGTTTTTAAATGAAATTGTATATGTAAATAAATAAATAATACTAAACAAAAAATAAAAAATCCAAAAAATATTTTCATGATATAGTTTTACATAAAAACATAATAGTTTTTATTAAGTATAACGAAGCAAACTATATCTTATAAAAAATATTATAGTTTTTAATCATCACTAATTTTAGGAGCCATATAAAATGATATTGAACTGTCTTCTCCTAAAGGATATAGAATCTTCATAGGAAATTCATTACTTAATGAAAATTCAACTTCTTCTGATAATTTATTAGTAATACACATTTTATTCAAATAAATTAAACTATATGTCAATACAATTTCTTCTCCTTCCAAAATACTATAACTAGACACATCATCAATCGGTATTTCAACACGCATTTCTCCAGTTACACCATTAGTAGTAAAATATATATTTTCTTCAGAACAATTTACAATAATATCATTTCCAAAAAGATTCAACTGAGTAAAAATATCATCTATTTGTTTTGAAGATAACGAAAATTCAGTGTCATAATCTGTAGTAGGAATGTTTAATTCATTATGATCATTTTCAGTAAGAGGTATTTTAAAAAATTTTTTAAATTGTTTATCTTCTTTATTAATTTTACTTTTTTTATTTATTTTTTCTTTTTCCACCTTTAAAAAAGGTGGAGTCAAAACTTCTTCTTCCACCTTTAAAAAAGGTGGAGTCAAAACTTCTTTATCTTTATCTTTTTCTTCTTCTTTGTTTTTTGTAACAAAATCAATATGAAATGTATCTTCGTTATCTATGTCCATTTTAAAATTTAAACTTTGATTATCTGATTTTAAACTAATAATAGAATGAAATATATTTGAATCAAAAGAAATAATTTTTTTTTCAGGTATATTGTAATGATCAAACCATGTTTTACTTAATTTAACATCAAATAAACAAATATGAGATTTATCCATGCCTTGAATATGCAGTAATTCTTTTTCAAATGTAGATGTAATAATAGATGAACAATTTTTTAATACTTGAAAAATAGATATAAAAATTTCTTTCTTTCTTTTATCACTAATCTGGAATTGCATATTAAATATAATAGAACACTTTATATTTAATATCTTTTTTTTTATTTATAAAAAATATTTAATATTCAGATAGTTCTTTTTTTACAAGTTTTTTTAGATCAAAACTCATAATAGAAGATATTTGATTATTAGAGATATCATTCACATTCTCTTCATTAGATAATTCATTCACATTCTCTTCATTAGATAATTCATTCACATTCTCTTCATTAGAGATATCATTCACATTCTCTTCATTAGAGATATCATTCACATTCTCTTCATTATACAATTCATTAGATTTCTCTTCATTATCAACTTGTTGACTAGGTAGTATATTTTTTTCCAATTCTGAAATAACATATTCAAAATCTCCAAATTTATCACTTGTTTCATTAGCGAATTGATCATATTTCAACATAAATGTCTTTAAAATATCTTTTGTCTCAATAAACTCTCTTTCAAATCTAAATAATTGCTCTGTATGTTTGGCAGTAACTAAAGAATGTTTTGATGATTCTTCCACAATTTTTGCTAAATGTACATTCATTTTACCAACATCTTCAACTAATTTTGTAAAATCATCGGAAGTATTTCCTGGTGCAACTTCTCTCTTCTCAAGAGAATCTAATCTATTTACAAAATTGGTAAGTATACTATTATCAATAATTCTTGAACCATCTGGTAAATTAGAAGAATGATCATTTTCTTCATTTTCATGATCCGTTTCAATAATCCATTGTTCAACACGTCCTAATCTTATAGTAATTAATCCAATAGCATCAGAAATACTTAGTTTTGTAAAGGGTAATCCATTTTGTGATTGAGATGGAGGTTGTTGAATTTGTGATGGAGGTTGTTGATAAGTATTAGGAGGTTGTTGATAAGTATTAGGAGGTTGTTGATAAGTATTAGGAGGTTGTTGTCCTCTGGAAACTCTAACATTTTGAGGTTGATTAGGAGGTTGTTGTCCAAATGCAGCATATGAACCAATAGAAGTAACTGGACGATTTCCTGAAACTGGAGGCGAACTTTCTCCAGCTCTCTTCGATCTAGCAGCAGCGAGTGATCTTGAACTCATAATAATAATAATGTACAATTTGTTTTTAAGTTACTTACGCGACCACTTTTCTAAATATTCTTATACATTTAAAAGTAATTTTTGATTTATATATTTCTAAAGATGAATCTTTCATTTGTTCATGAATAAACTATGATTTACAATATTATTATTATTATATACTGATGAGTTATTCTTATCAACTTGTTATTCTTTTTTGAGAATATTTTGTTCATATTCTTCATCAATATGTTCCATCTAAAGTAATTATTTAGAATAACTGTAAATACTTTTATTTATACTCAAATTCTATATTTTAATTTCTAATTATACCCTATAGGAATATGGAGAGTTCAGATGAATCAAAAAAAGGATTTTTTAAACATGTATTTAATTTTGACGATGATTCAAAATCAGAAATATTAAATACACTTCAATATATTTTATTAGCAATTATTCCAGTGGTTATTTTAACAAAAACAATTGGTAAATATGTTCCTGAAGCGGATGATATTAAAGGTTCTGTAGAGGTTGTTGCCGAAATATTAATTCAAGTGATTGTTACCTTTTTAGGACTATTATTAGTTCACCGAATAGTTACATATGTTCCTACTTATAGCAATACAAAATATCCTGATTTCCATATTATTTTTGTTGTTTTAGCAATATTAATGATTACAATGAGTTTACAAACAAGATTAGGAGAGAAAGTAAGTATTATAGTAGAACGTATTTCTGAATTATGGAACGGTAAAAGTGAAGATAAAAAGGGGAAAAAGAATAGCAAAAACCAAGGAAATGTTAAAGTTTCTCAACCTATTTCAGGTCAACAACAACAACAAATGGGACCTATTACTGGACAATCTAGTTACACCGAAGGAACTGCAATTAGTGCATTACCAAATTATGAAGAACAGTCATCATCTTCAACACAACAGTTACCAAACTATAACAACATGTATAGACAAGATACAACACCGCTAGTTGGAGCAGCTAGTCCAGGTGGTGCAGAAGGTTTAGGTAATGATATTATGCCGGCTAATGCGGTATTAGGAGGAGGTTTTGGTAGTGCGTGGTAATCCATCCACTTTTACCAAAGGTACTGGCGTTGCAAAAAAGTGGAGCAAAAATAGAAACAAAGTGAATAGATTTGGAATCCACTTTTACCAAAGGTACTGGCGTTGCAAAAAAGTGAATAGATTTGGCTCCACCTTTCCAAAAGGTGGATAGATTTGGAACCACTTTTACCAAAGGTACTGGCGTTGCAAAAAAGTGGAGCAAAAATAGAAACAAAGTGAATAGATTTGGCTCCACCTTTCCAAAAGGTGGAAAAGGATATAAATACAATTTACTTTATAATTATATTTATATGGACGCTAAAAAATTATTAAAAGCATTAGATGATGAAACAAATGAATCCTTGATGAATTTTACAACATATAAAATTATAGAGATGAATTTAAATATTTTAAAGGAACTTCATCTTTCAAAAATAGAAACTCTTGAACTGCTAAAAAAATTAAAAGATTATAAATATGTAGATGAAATGAATGAACTAAAATATGGTGCTTTTATTAGGTGGATTCCTTTGGAAAATCCTGAAAACATTCATTTAAAACAAGGTGCGCTTTTCTGTGAAATGAAAATTAAAGAAGATGGCGTATATTGTATATGTAAAAATTATGGTTACAAACAACGTTATTTTCAAATACCTTTTGATAAACATTTAATATTTCAAAAATTAACTGAACAAGAATTAGTACTTTTATCAGCACTTAATCATTTATCTAAATAATATTTATCTAAATAATATTTATCTACGAAATTTCTTAGTTTTATTTGATTTTTTCTTATTGCAACTACAATCTGAAAATAATCCCGGGATAAATTTTCCCATTTGAATAAGATCCATATGATTTTTATGAAGAGGTTTTTTAGAAGTACCAACTTTTTTACCTTTATGGTATTTTGTCACACTTTTATATCCCTTTCCATTCTTAATAGAAACTTTACGCACTATTTTTCCTCCATTTTGTGAGCACATAACTTCTTTATTATTATAACTCATTTATACTATTCAAAGAAAATAAATTAATAATATATAATATTATAAATATTATATGAACCCTGAGATACCTGTACATTTATTTCATATACTTATTGTAGGTGGACTATTTCTTTATGTAGGAATAAAAAGAGATAAAATCTCTCCATACATGTATCCGATATTACTAGGACTAGGAATAGTCATTATATTTTACCATATTTATAAGACTTACAATTATATAAAAGCAGGGAACCCATATTGGGTAAATTTGATTCATATTCTTTTAGTTGGTCCATTACTAGTCTATATTGGTTACAATAGAGAGAATACGAAAAGAAAATACTTTGAGCTCCTCTTAATGTTAGGATTTGCAGCAATAGGATATCATGGTTATTATTTACTAATCTAACACTCTTGTTCTATCCATTTTTTTGTTAAAACGGATTCAACCGACTCCAAAGCACCTTCTACCCAACCCTGATATCTACTGACTGCCTCTCCAACAACTAGCATTCCCTTTTCAGGATGTTGAGCTTCTTTCAAAAATTGATCTCTAGTTTTATATTGTGATTTGTTCAATGGTTCGTAATAATGTGTTCCAATAGGCCAATAAAAATCTTTAATAGCAATCAAATGGAGAGAATTATTAGGAATACCAAGTGACTGCTCAATGAGTTTACAAAATAAATCACGATTATCTGGTGTATTTTTAAGATGTTCTTTTAAAGCAATTGCATTATTATTATCGCTATATGCAATCATATATACCCCTTTTTCTGAATCCATAGGAATAATTTTTTGTAGAGGTCCAGGTACAATTGTATAATTTGGAACATATTTCTGCATGATTAATTCACTTTTTTTACTAAATTTTCCATATAATCGCAAAAAAGGTTGTCCATGTATTTGTTGGTATACTTTATGCTTATCTGGAACTAATTTTTTAATCCCATCAATAGTAGTAGCAACAATAACTTTATTACACCAATAAGTGTCACCAGTTTCAGTTTTAATTTTGAACAGACAATGATTCTGATTCTCTCTAGTTGGTTCAATTTGAACTACATTTTGTTGAAATTTAAAATGTTTTGATCCAATTTTATCGTATAATGTTTCAACAATTTGTTTCCAAGGCACAAAAAGTCCAGTCCACCCACCCTTATTATCATCCATCCCATAATTATATAATGTTTCATACAAGTCCGCATTTTCGTAATCGGTATATCCAGCAGAGATTTTAAATTGTTTATATATTTTTTGTCCAAGCATTTTAATAAAGAATTGTTTGAATGTTAAATCTTGATATTGTGGATATTTTTTATAAAAAGTTTTTAAATTATTTATTATTTTTTCAACATCAACTGGTTCAATTAACAAAGAATAATCCATAATAGAATGAAATTCTTTACATTTAATATGTAACTCTTTCATCAAGTGAATCAATAATGGATTTGTATCTTTTCTACCAATTCCAGCACCTGTGACTACACGAGCTCCATAAAACATTTCATTGCTGGTCCTACCACCAATCCATTTTTTATGAAATTTTTCTAGTACTAAAAAAGATGTTTTTTGTGATTTTTTCTGTATATTAAAAGCGCTATACAAACCAGACATTCCGGAGCCAATAATAATAATATCATAATATGGAACATTTTTTGTCATATTATTATATAGAAATATAATTATTCGGTTTATTTTCTTTTGGTAGAATTATTTTTTATTTTCTTAACTTGAATACTAGGTTTAGTTCTACATGTGAATTTACCACGAGTATACCCTTTGCGATTTATAACAGATTTAGTGCAAATACCAATTGATTTAGCTTCATTTATTGGATCTACTTTTTTTATACATTTGCATAACTTTGAAGCTAACATTTTTTCTGCTTCTATTTTCAATAAACGTTTTGATTTAGGTATATGTTTTTTATAATATTGTAGAATATTTATATAATCTTTATTATTTAACTCTGTCATAGATTATCTATACTACTTATACATATTTTAAATTCCACCTTTACCAAAGGTAAAGGTGGACAATAAATTATTTTGCTTCACTTTTTCTAAAAGTGAATATATAACAGTATGAAAATTGTAGTATTTGATTTAGACGAAACGCTAGGTTATTTTAGCGAATTTGGTATGTTTTGGGATTGTCTATCTCATTATTCAAAGATATCTGGAAATAAAAATTTATCAAATGAAGACTTTAATAGTGTATTAGATTTGTTTCCTGAGTTCATACGACCTAATATAATAAATATTTTAAAGTACTTAAAAACAAAAAAAAATTCTAAATGTTGCCATAAAATGATGATATATACAAATAATAATGGACCTCGTGAATGGGCTCAGAATATTATAGCATATTTTGAAAGTAAACTAAATATTAAATTAATTGATCAAATAATTGCAGCATTTAAAGTAAATGGACAGCAAGTAGAAATATATAGAACAACGCACAATAAAACGCACGATGATTTTATTCGTTGTACTAAATTACCATTAAACGCAGAAATTTGTTTTTTAGATGACACATTTCATCCTGGAATGTCTAATGAAAATATATATTATATAAATATAAAACCATATTACTATGATTTATCATTTGAAGAAATGTTGAAAAGATTTATAAATTCAGAATTATGGAAAAAATATGAAAATACAAAAGACTTTGAAAAAATAATGTTAGATCATTGGAAACTTTATAAATACAATTATATAGAGAAAGATAAAAAAGAATATGAAATAGACAAAATTGTAGGGAAACATATTATAACTCATTTACAGACATTTTTTAATGAGAAACCTAAAAGAAATAATACTATAAAAAAAAACAAAAAACAAAAAACAAAAAATAAAACATATAAAAATAAAAAATATGATTTATAAATTTATAAATTTACAAATATTTTTTGATTTCTTCTTGAGTAATAAATAAATATTTATGTAATGCAGTAGTTGTAAAAATAAATAAACCAGCACTAAATGCTATTTTTCTGTCTAAATTAGTAAATTCATAATGACTTTTAAATGGATGAAATCGCCACATCAAAAAAAGACAAATATAAATACTTACATAATAGTTTAGATCTAAAAGAAATGTTGGAGTATCTTGAGAAAATCCCAAAATTGAAATAATGATTAAAGACCAAGATACAAATATAAACACATTAAATAACTTATCTTGAATTTTATATAAACTTTTACTATTAAACATTTATATTATATACTTATATTTAGTTATAAAATATATAATAAATCTTTATAAATGAGACAAAAATCCCTTAAAAATTATCAAATGAAAAATTATATTTTTCTATATCATTTTTATAAAATATATCAACTAAACTTTTAATTTCATCATCGTAAAAATATTTATAACTTTTAGGAAGTTTTTCATTAACTTTATTTTTTGGAATATCTCCACAAAATTCAGTATTTTCTGTTCTTTTTCCATGATGATTAGAAGTGTAATTATTTGCATTTAGTGTGTATATTGTGTCATCATGTAATTTTATATTGTATTTTTCATTTTCATTTATTTTTATATATTTTGTTATAATTTTTTCTTCATCTTCTATGTATTGTGGATGATAATGATATTTATCATTTGAATCTAAAATATCATCTATATCATTACTTATAAGTTTTTTTTAAATATTCTCTAAATGTTAAATTATGTGTTTGTGCTCTATAAATAGAAACTGCTCTGATGTATGGATTCATTATAAATTTTATAAAAGTATATTTTTCTTCAATCAATTTTCCAACTTCTTTATAAGTAATATATTTATGAAAGACCAAACATCTATAATTATGTATAAAAGAATTATAATTTGTACCATCCTCAAGTAAACCAACTAAGTCTAAATATTGGTTAAATGATACACTACAACCTCCTCTAGGTGTAAATGTAATACATACCTTATTTTTATTATCAATATAAAATAAATTACTATAAATAGAATTTCCGTATTGAGTATAACTTAAATTTTTACATAAAATGTTTTGTCTTAATATTTTTTCACCCATTATAATATTTCTTTATATATTATTTTTTTCATAAAAATCTAATGTCCTAGCACTTGGATCTGTAGCATCAGTATATTTTGGCATCCAAAAATAAGGCACAATAGATTCACAATTTGGAAAGAATTTATCAAAAATTTGTTTATAATAATATTTTTCAAGTTCAATACCTTCTGTGAAAGGTGTAATTACATTTTCTAGTTTTAGAGCAATCTTCTCTTGAAGAATTGTATATAAAGAGCGCCCTTGACTACTTACACCATCACTAAATGCTTCTTTTTTACGCCATATAATTTCATCAGGTAAAATACGTTCTTCAGAAAATGCATGTCGCAACAAATATTTTTCTATATGACCAATATTTTTGTGATTTCTAAAAAATACAGGAATAGATAAAACATAATTTACAAAACTCTTATCTAAAAAAGGTGTACGAGGTTCTAGACCATTAGATGATATAGATTTATCTGAACGTAATACATCAAATAAATGAATATCTTTTAATATTCTTCTAGTTTCTTTGTCAAACTCTATATCATCAGGACATTTATTCATATATAAATATCCTCCAAATAATTCATCCGCTCCATCTCCATTAAAAATAACTTTTGCATCGGAATTTGCAGCAATATATTTACCTAATAAATAGTTACCAATACTAGCTCTCACTGAAGTAGTATCATAGCTTTCAATTTTTTGAATTACTTCTGGAATAACTTCAAACATTTCTTGTTCAGTAACAATAATTTCAGTATGCTTACTTCCAATATAATCTGCAACAATTCTTGCATATTTTAAATCTTCTGATCCACTTAACCCAATACTATATGTTTCTAACAACTTTTCATAATTATTATTTTTATAGTATTTTGAAACAAGTGCAGCAATTAAACTACTGTCTAGTCCCCCAGATAAAAGACACGCAATTGGTCGTTCTGTAGTTAAACATCTTTTTTCAACTGCATTAGATAAATAATATCTAATATTACCATATATTTTATAATATCTAATATTACCATATATTTTATCTATATTTTCTTCTTCAATATTATAAATATAAGGAAATGTGGGAATAAAATATACAATATTTTCTTGTATGGGTGTCCAAGTAGAAAATACCTTATTAGATAAATTATATACACTATAAGTGCCTGGTTGAAATTGTTCAATAGAATATTTATTAATATTTTTATTATAAAAATATTCTAAACATTTTAGTTCAGATGCAAATCCATAGACAAAATCATAATCAATATTGTTACTTGTAATTAAATTTAAATTTAAATTTTTTAAATAATATAAAGGTCTAACCCCAAATGGATCTCTAGCTATATAAATTTTATTATTTAAATCTTCGCTCATACGATTATCAAATAACACAAATGCAAATTCGCCATCCAACATTGTTAACGTTTGTTCAATACCATATTTAATAAAAAGGTGAATAATTACTTCACAATCAGAACCAGTTTGTGGTTCAATATTCATATATTTATATAATTGTTTATAATTATATATTTCTCCATTACAAATAAGAACAATATCATTGATGACAAGAGGTTGATTAGATTCTTCATTTAATCCATTGATAGCAAGTCTATGAAATCCTAGCGTCATTTTAATATAAGAGGTATCTAATTTAGAAAATTCAGGTCCTCGTCCTTGACCTTTCATAAACTCATTATTTATTGTTTTAGTATCTATATTATAATTTAGAAGAGCAAAAATACCGCACATATTATAATAATATGTAATTAATTCTTTATATATTTTTACAAGCATATTATCCGTTTTTTACAAATTGAAAAAATAATATATATATATACCAATGACTCAGCCTTTTGAAAGTGTTGCACAAATGCATCAAGAGACAAATTCAAGAATTTACGATAGAAATATTCCTTCACAGGTTTTACAACCATATATAGATGTAAGACCAGTATTAACAAAATATTCATATTTTCCTATTGTTGATCCAAGAAAAGAACTACATGTAAAGCCGTTACAAGTACCTACGTACAACATACATCAAGTATTTAATCCTGGAAACACAACATCTCCTTGGTCTGGTTTTGCATCTAATATAAACAGAGAATCTGAATTAAGAAATCAAATTTATGCTTTACAAAAATGTAGTCAGGCAGTATATGTTCCATCTAGTAAAAGTGATTTATATGACTATAAATTTAAGACTGTTACAAAGACAAATCCACATGAACTATTATTTCATAATGATAGTTTTTCTAGTTTTAATCCAAATCCAGATGATAATATGGTAGGTACTAATATTTTCAATAATAGTACTAGAGTTCAAGTTCGCGATTTAACAAAATCCACCTTTTGAAAAAGGTGGAGCCAAATGTTAAACCACCTGTGGAAAAGGTAGAAAAAGTTGATTTGGCTCCACCTTTTCTAAAGGTGGAAAAGGTGAAAAATGTTACCAATTAGTTTGGCTCCACCTTTTCTAAAGGTGGAAATGCGGATAATTATATATATTTTTGACTCCACTTTTTCTAAAATGAATTTCGTTGATCAAGTAACTTTAGATTATCTTATAAACAAAGAAATGTACAATGACCATGTTCAAAATAAAAAAAAAGAACAAATTAAAAAAGAAGAATGTAAACTTTATAAAAAAAGAATTTTTCAATTATTTAAGGATATTATAACAGGTTTAGAACCTGAAGATTTACCAATGGATATAAAGTATTCATATAATAATTTTATTACATCATCTATTCAACATTTTAAGACGAAAGATAGCAATGATGTTATACAATCAGAATTCAAAGATTTCATTTTTACTGAAGAAAATAAAGTAATTCAAGATATATCATTAAACCAAGTAAATCAAACAGAAAATAATTTAGCAGCAGATAAAGTTTTATTATTTTCCACCTTTGAAAAAGGTTCTGCGAAGCTAACAGGAAAATCTAAGAATGAAGCTGCTAATTTTATGTTTCCAAAAATTGAAACAAAGGATAAATAAGTCAAAGTTTAGAAAAATTTTGATTTTTAAAAAGTTGATTTTTAAAAAGTTGATTTTTAAAAAGTAGATAATATATATGAAGACGCAAAGAATAAAATCTAAAATGAAACACAATAAAACAAAAAACAAAAAATATTCTGGCGGTAAAAAGGGGAAAAAAAATAATACACAATTGTCCAAAGTAAACTGCAGTCCAAAATCAAAAGACGAAATAAACGAATTTTCGTGTTATACAAATAAGTCACTTTATAAATTAAGAGATTTATGGAATGCTCGGCATCCAGATGCAAAAATTATAAGTAATTCATCAAAAGAAATACATGGACAAATTAGCAAATATCTTGGTGGTATTTGTAATAAAGAATCTTGTTGGTTAAAACAAAAATCACAATTTGGTAAGGTAGATAGTGATGTAGCGGATTCTTTTGCTCCAGAGTCGCCCGCTGACTGGAAAAAAAATCCAAATGAATGGTTATCAAGTTTAGATATTATAAATGTTATGAAACAATATGAAAAAGCTTATAAATGTTTTGATTTTATAGGTCCTTCGCCTATTGATTTTGATACAAAAAAATTATATGGTGAATGTGTTTGGGATGAATTATGTAAATTAAGTATAAAAGAACAACTAAAAAGTGGAAAAACAAAAATAGGTATTATATTTAATACAGATCCTCATAATAAACCAGGCGAACATTGGATTTCAATGTTTATTAATATCAAAAAGAAAAAAATATTCTTTTTTGATAGCACAGGAGAAAAACTACCCAAACAAATTATGGTTTTAGTTGATCGGATAATTGATGAAGGTAGAAATCTTACACCAAAAATAAATTTTGAATTTGATAGCAATGAAGGAATAGAACATCAATATGGTAATACAGAGTGTGGTATATATTCTCTATATTTTATTGTTCATATGTTAGAAGATAAATTTACTTCAAATTATGTAAAAACACACATATTAAAGGATAAATACATAGAAAATTTCAGACATGTTTATTTTAATGATTCTTTATAATATATAAACTAAAATAAAATATATAAAAAGAAAAATATATATTTATATATTTATGAGTATTCAAGAGTTTAGTACAAAAGAAAATATTGATACTATTTGGGATGTTATTATAGATGAAGATATTTTTAAATTTTTAACAAGAGATATTCAAAGTAATGTATTTAAATTATTTACTGAAAACATAAAAGGTTTTTTTGAAGTAGAGAGAAAAAAAGCAAAAAATTTAATAGATATGAATAAAAAATATATAATATTAATTTTAACCTATATTAAAAAAAATTATCCGAATAATATTCCAAGTAAAATTAAAATATACGATGAACCTGAAACAAAACAGCCGATTACTTATGAAGAAATACAAAATGAAAAAAAAACACAATTTGAAATGGATTTTATGAAACGCCAACAAGAATTTACAAATGCAATGTCTTTAGAAGTTCCAGAAGTTCCAGAATTTATGGATAAATTTACGGATGAACCAATAAGTGAAATGGATAAAATGATTAAAGAAATGACTGCAAAAAGAAATTATGATATAGAACAAATTAATCATTCTTATCAACAAGGAAATGATCAGTGGCTAAAACCACAAGAAACATCTATTAAAAGTGAAAAATTTATGTTTTCATCACAAAAACTAGAACAAAATAAAATTGTCGAACAACAAGGTAGAAATGAAGATAAAACTGTAAGCTGGGGTGAAAATGAAATTGTATTTTTGAAAGATGAAGAAGAAGATATTTTCAAAAAGCTTAAAAAAGTAAAGTCTTTTGAAAACATAAATTTTTCTATAAATGAAAAAACATTTGAAGAACGTCTAACAAATATAGAAGAAAAAATAGAAATGTATAATGAGAAAATAGACAAGGTATTAGGTTTATTACAAAAATAACTTAATAAAAAAAATGAAATGAAAATATATTAATATAAGATAATATACATTTAGATTTACATAATGAATATTATCAACTTAATTTTACTATTTAATTTATTTACTTTTGCATTAGCAAAATCGTATAATAAATTTCACATATATAACCAAAAAGCCACAGCATTAAAAGTGTCAATGTTTAAGAAAAAAAATTATCCTAAATTATTGGACTATGTTAAAACAACGTCTAAAGTATATTATATAAAATCAATTGGTATTATAAATAATTTAATTGTTGATTATGAAAATATATCGGATGAAGATAAAACAATATTAGAATTTATCATTTCTATGTGTTAATAAATATTATACAACTAATTGTTTAAAAACATTTTCTCCTTTTTCATTTTTACTGTATGTGCCTATTTGTAATGGTGTAATAGAAGGATCTTTTAATGCTGCCTCAAAACTAGCTTTATCATAAATATATGCTAATGATTTACTCATTCTTCTATAAACATATTCAACATCATTAATTGTAATAGATTTTCCAACCCATTCAATAGTTTCTTTATTTGCTTGTAATGTAGTATCATTTTGTTGATCAGCATAATCAGGTACATATGTAAATTTTTCATTTGTAGGATCGCCAAAATTGACACATTTACCATTTGAGTATATATAACAATCAAATGACGATTCTTTAATAGCATCAGTCAGTTGAGAAGTAAGTCCAGCTTTAATTTCGGAAATCTCATAAAGGTATTGATCACTTGTTTGAGGAGTATAAGGTTGCGCCTTACTTAAATCTTTACTTTTTAACTCTACAGCCTCATCAGATTTTAATTGTGATTCAGTAAATATCATTAAATAAACAAATACTTCAACAGTTTGTAAGGCAAGTGGTAATTCTTTATGACTACAAATACGGCGAGCACGGCCAATTACTTGCTCTGTACGCACAGGATGCCAATATGGTTCCATAATATGAACATAACGTGTATTTCTTAAATTAATACCTTCTGATCCAGAAGACGTAATCATAAAAACCTTGATAACTTCCCCCATATTGTTATTAATATATTTGGCTTTCAATACTGATCCAAGACTTTCTGGGATATCGTCCCATTCACCATTATAAATATGTCTAATTATTTCTTTTTCTTCAGAAGTCTCGGTACCTGTGTATAATGCATATGTTGGTTTACCTTCATCTATTTCAGGAATATTAATTTGCCATAATCCCATAGAATTTTTTTTAATATTAAAACGTGCAAATCCATTTTTTTCCAAAGTTAAACTGAATAATCCAATACCCTCTAATGTTCTAAATTGACTATATACTAAATGTAACCCTTCATAATCAGGATCTTGAATATTTTCAAGAATATGAAGAAATTTTGGACTATACAATTGCAAAGCTTCAGGAGTTAAAAAATCAGCTGCATGTTCTTTTACATTTCTAAGAAGAATGTCTATTTTTTCTTTATACGTATTTCCTCCTAATATATTTAAAATTTCATCACCTTCTATTTCTCCTTCACGTTCATCTTCTACATCTTGTTTAGTCGCTTCACGTATTCCTTGTTTAATAATTTGCGCCATATCAGATTCTTCTTCAACTTCATCTTTTTTATTATCTGTTTTTTTCTTTTTTTCTGGTATAGGTCTTTCAGGAATAGCAAAATTACAAAACAAACGACTAAAAATGCGATAAGTAGATGCTGTTTCTTCGAATAATTCACTACTAGAAGTAGCTTTAGGTTTTTTTTTCTCTGTTTTTCTCTCTTCTTTACGAGCTGATTCGTATATTTTAAATTGAGAATCACTCATTGGTATGCGTACTATATGATAGTCTACACCTATCATTTTATTATATCTAGGTAATAAGCTTTCTTGAGCACTTTTAAAATAAGACGATAAACCAACAATACGACGTTTTAATGCATCTGTATTTTTAAGTTTTTTATCAATGTCATTAATATAACGTGTAGTAAAAGTATTTAAATCATCTGGTAAAGCCTTTTTATTAATAATTTTAATACCCTGAGTAAGTACTTCAATATTATTTCTTTTTAAAATAAAAATTATTTTTCTTTCGAAATCTTCATCAGAAATGAAATCATCGTCTAATTCAATTCCATCTTTTGTTGTATTTGTAACACCTTGATACCCTGAATCTTTTTTGATTTTATTTTTAAAACCAAAAGGATTTCTAGTAATTGTTAATACTTTACTAGAAGCGGAATAATCTAAATAGTCAAGTGTTTTCTCTCCAAATAACATAGATAGAAGTGATTCTTTATCTACTTTCTCTGTTGTTTTTATATTTAAAGGTATTTTCCATGTTTTGATATATCCTCTCAAGATATTAAAAAGAATACCAAATTCATTAGGATAATTGATAACTGGAGTACCAGACAATAATACTATACGTACATTTTTTGCTCTTAGCAACATATAATATAATTTAGTTGCTAAATTGATAGGTGTATTTTTCCCAAAAAGATTTTCATTTTCAACTTCTATTTCACGTTCATTATTTTTCCCTTTTCTTTCTTTTTCTTCTTCATCAGGAATAGGTGATTCTTTTTTAATTTTATTGACAATTCTACTAATTAAATTGTGAGCTTCGTCAATAACGACAACCGAATTATCAAAAATATTACGAGTAAAATTATTTGTCATTTCAGCCAATTTTGTTGCGCGCAAACCATTATAATTTATAAACTGATATTTTGCACGAATCATTTCATTTAATTGTTCTTCTAAAACTTTTCTATCTGTATCATTTAATTCATCATAATTTGTAGGTTTTGATACATTTATAAAAAAAGCTCCTTTGTGTCTGCGAATATATTCTTGTGGAAGATTTAGAATTGCTGACATTGTTTGTAATGCTTCTGGATATTGATCAGTAGAAACCCATTCCCAAAATTGATTTCTCTTGTAAAGCATATCTCCTGCTTTTTTTAGTTCTTCTATATAATTTGCACGCAAAGAAGCTGGTGTCATAATAATTACTTTTTTAGAATCTTTCATACCTTCTGCAATTGCAATAGAAGTGGCAGTTTTTCCACTGCCTAATCCGTGGTATAAAAGTAAGCCGCGATAAGGCGTATATAAATTCATATAGTCACGAACAATTTTTTGGTGTGTCAATAAAGAAAAATTTGTGCCAGTTTTACCAATTACATCACAAGATATACTTTCTTCATCACTCATTAATTCTTGTCTATAAGGTTCAAAGAGAGAATTAATAAAATTAATAAATTTCTCTCTATTGTTCATATAATAACTAGAAACTTTGATGATGACTGGTGGTGTCTTTTTAGGAAGACGTCGTCTTAAATCAGTATCACCTATTCTAACAATTGTTTCTGGTCCTAAAACTGCAATACCTTTTTCTATTTTTGTTGTAATTCTAGTCTTCTTTTTAGGAAGTTTAATGGGTATTACATCTTCTATAAAGTCAACCTTCTTTTTTGGTTTTAAAACAAATTCTTCATCGCTTTCTTCTCCTTCTTTGTCAACTTTTGTTTCTCCAATTTCTTCCATTTCTCCAATTTCTCCAATTTCTCCAATTTCTTCATCTTCAATAATTAGACGTTTCTTAGCAGTCAATTTTTTGGCTTTTATTTCTACTTCAGGTAAAGGTATAGGTTCAGAAAATCTTTTTTCTTCAGTAACTTCCAAAATAGGTTTTATAGTAACTTTAATTTTTTTATTTTTTGCTAATTTTTCAGTAAGAGCTTTGCGATCAAATCCTCTATCTGTTTGCATTTCAATAATAGGACCTACAATAGATTCTTCATCTTCCAATTCTTCTTCTTCCAATTCTTCTTCTTTTGCTTCTCTTTTTTTTTCAGTCTTTGTTCTTATTTTTCTTGGTTTTTTGACTCCTTTTATAAGAACTGCTACACGTTCCCTTTCTTCAATAACAGGTTTTAACATCATTTTTTCTTTAATTGCTAAAGAATTCATTGCTTATATAATTTAAATATATAAATTTTTATGTTTTTATTTATTAACTAAATTTATAAATTTACAAACATGTATAGAAAGTTGTTTAGATTGTCTTTTTCAATAAAACATAGACAACCTTTATTAGAGAAGCCAGACATTATATCATTTACACCTTTGAAGATTTAAGTTTCTTCTGTTTCAATGACTTGTAAAGCCTCATTACATGCAATTTGTTCAGCCTTACGTTTAATTTTATGTTGTCCTTCTCCTAAAAATATAAATGCTTTGCCATTTTCAGAAACAAAATCATGAATACTTTTGAAATTCATTTTAACGGCATCTGTTGGTACAACTTGATGAATTGGTTGACCTAGACACAAGTATACTCCCATTTTATATCCCGTGTCTGGATCATGTTCAATTTCTAAATAATGAGGTGTTACTTTAAATGCTTTCTGAATTTTCACTTGTAAAATATTTTTATAATTATCATCATTTTGTATTAGAGCAACCCAGTCAATATGTTTATCAAATACATTTTCAATGAATTTTTGAGCCATTTGAAAACCTGGTCCCGTTACAAACATGGTTTGAAACCAGTTATCATCATCTTTCACAATAACTTTATTAAAGTCTAAAAATAATGCACCAATAAATGACTCAAATAGACAACCAAGTTTCTTTAAATTGGTGCGAATCTTCTTTTCTTCAGCATGTTTAGAGATAATAAGCCACTTATACAGCCCCATTTCTAGGGCAATTTTTCCAATTGCTTCATTCTTTACAATTGCAATTTTCTTTTCTGTCATGAATCCTTCGTCTGCCTTTGGAAATCTTCTATAAAGCAAATATTTTGTAACGCATTCAAGAACTCCGTCTCCTAGAAATTCTAATCGTTCATTAGATTTGCTGCTTAGTGGCATACAATCATATGGTCTTTCTACAATGGTAATGTTTTGCTGTATATTTTCAAAAGTTGGTCTCTTGGTATAAGAACGATGCACAAATGCACGCTCATATAATGCCATATTATCAACTTCTGCTGGAATCCCGTATTTGGTAAGAATAAATTGAATGTCATTCAATGTAATCTTAGAATTTAATGGATTATATGGATTGAAGATTAAACCTTCATCTGTTTTTACAATATCATCGTCTCGTAGCAAATGTTGTTCTGTCATCTGTATATAGATATGGTGCGATGTGTTTAAATTGGTTCTAATATATATTAATACTTTAGAAATATTTATAATATTATAATATTTTATGCTATCTAACTATACATTAGATAATAGGCGATCACGATATATATCTGAAGTGCGAGCACAAGCAAGACAAGAAGAATATGAAGCAATACAAGAAGCAAAAAAAATTTTTATAGAAGAAGTAGCAGATTCTACACAAGATAATACAATTAAGTTGAATGATCGTATCACAATTTTTAATGAAAAACAAAAAGAATGGGAAAATAATGAATGGAAAGGAAGACTGGTTATTAATTATACCTGTCCTAAAAAGTTTGGTCCTTTTGAAGTTTCACAATGGGGAGGGACTGGTGAGTGTGGTTTTGATATTTGGTTTGATGAAAATGGAAAAAGAGAAAAAAGATGGATAAATTTGAATATAATATATAATACTGTAACTGATGTTAGAAATGGTTGGAGTCGTGATGAATTAAGATTTTCCGAAATTAACAAATTAAAAAATTCAAAAAAAACTCCTGATTGTTTATTTCAAATTTTTCCACAAGGATATTATCTTTCTGAAAATTCAACAGAATTAATATTACCTTCTTCAGCAGTTGAACAAGTATATCCTGATGAACAAAGTCCCGATGAACAAAGTCCCGATGAACAAAGTACCGTTGAACAAAGTGCCGTTGAACAAAGTGCAGATGAACAAAGTGACGTTGAACAAAATCCTGATGAAGAAAACCCTGATGAACAAAGTCCCGGTCCACCGCTAGGCGGAGGTATTTATAGAAACAGAACATATCGTATAAAAAATAATTCAAGAAAAAAATATAGAAAATCTAATAAGAGCAAAAAACATAGTAAATCTAAGAAGAGCAAAAAATATAGTAAATCCAAAAGGAGCAAAAAACACAAAAAACGTTATACACAACAGAAAAGAACTTAAACTATAATATATATGGAAGATACAGAAGCGTGGAAAGATATTGCAAAATATGATAATTATGAAGTTTCTACATTTGGAAAAGTAAGAAAAAAAAATACTGGTAGAATTTTAAAACCCTCTAATAGAGGAGGATATTATGTAGTTGGATTATCAAATATAAAAACAAAAACATTTCAAGTGCATAGATTAGTAGCAAAAACCTTTATAGAAAATCCAGAAAATAAAGCTCATGTAAATCATAAGGATAAAAATGGTTTAAATAATCATTTACCGAATTTAGAGTGGAATACACCAAAAGAAAACAACATACACAAAAGCAGTGGAGTTATACAGACAACAAATCAAAATTTAGCCATTTGGAAAATAGATATAAAAACAGGAGATAAAATAGAAAAATATAATTCTATTGACTTAGCAAGTAAATGTATATTTGAACAGGGATTATCAGAAAATATACATTCTATTAAGTCATCTATTAGTTGTTCTATTCGTGGAGTTTATAAAAGTTCTTTTGGATTCAAATGGGAATTAGATAAAGATGAAGATTTAGAATCAGAAATATGGAAAGAAATTAATATAGAAAATAAAGATACATTAGGATATTATATATCTTCTTTAGGAAGATTTAATAATAAAAAAGGTATAATAATGAAAGATTATAAGCCTCATCATAGTGGGTATATTTATCTTCGTGTAAATATAAAAAAATACGCATTACATAGACTAGTTGCTTTAACATTTATTAAAAATCCAGAAAATAAACTTTTTGTAAATCATATCGATGGTAATAAATTAAATAATAAAGTAGATAATTTAGAGTGGTTAACATGTTCTGAAAATAATTTACATGCACATAAAATAGGATTAAATAAAGGATCAAAGAGAGAAATAATACAATATGATTTAGAAATGAATGAAATACAGAAATTTAATAAAATTAAAGATGCTAGTATTTATTTGAATATTTGTTATAGTAGTATAAAAGCAGTGCTATATAAAAAACAAAATACTGCAGGAGGATTTTTATTTAAGTATTTAGAATAATAAAAATTTATTTTTTTTTTAAATTATTATCTTTTTATAGTATATAATATGGTTTTAATGTCTGCTGGAAAAGCTGCCCGTAATCAGGCTTCAATTGTTAACCGAACAAATATTTGTGGAGGAAACAAAAAATCAGGACTTGCTCCCCGTGTAGGTTGGTTTTTATCTAGTAATCCAATGTTGATTGGTGCTCCTCAAACAATTCCTCGTTTCTGTATCCCTAACAGAACAATTCAAACACAAAAGACAGGATACCGCGCTACTATTGGTGGAAATATGGGTTAAATTTTTTATATATATTTTTACATTTATTAAATAAAATATATATTTTTTAAAATGATTTAATAACAAAACATTAAATGATTTAATAACGAATGATTGTCCGCATTGATGTAAGAGAGCATGATTTATTGCAACAAATGAATCAGTTAATTGTTAATATACCAATATTTAAGAATATTATCGTAAAAAGCGAGGTTTTACCGATTGGTGATATAATTATTTCAGATGAAAAAGAAGATAAATTAATTATAGAGAGAAAATCAGTAAATGATTTACTAGCTAGTATTAAAGATGGTAGATATGAAGAACAATCATATCGTTTAAATGGGTCAGCATATCATAATCATAATGTTGTTTATTTAATTGAAGGTGATGTAAATAAGGCAAATCGTTTTAAATCAGAAAATGGTTTGGGTTCTGAAAAACTTACTCTTTATTCAGCTATGTTTTCTCTCAATTATTATAAAGGATTTTCAGTATTTAGATCTTTTTCTTTAACAGAAACCGCAACAATTATTTGTAATATGGCATATAAATTAGGAAAAACTGAAGCAAAACTCCCCTTTTATCAAAATGCTTTTACAAATAAAGAATCTCAAGAACCAGCATCTAATATAGAAAATATAAGTTATCCAATAGAAACTTCTGAAAAAGATTATGTAAATGTTGTTAAAAAAGTGAAGAAAGAAAATATTACAACTGAAAATATAGACGAAATAATGTTATGTCAAATACCAGGAATTAGTGCAGCAACTGCTATAACTATTATGGAAAAATATAAGACGTTATTAAATCTCATAAAAGAATTAGAAAGTAATCAAGATTGTCTTAAAAATATAAGCTCTATAAATGCAAAAGGACAATCTAGAAAAATAAATAAAACGAGTATAGTAAATATTGTAAAGTTTCTATTAAAAAAATAAAAATATAGTATATGAATGAAATGTATTGGAATTTATTATTATTTGCGATGATTCTTTTAGGATTATATTTTTTTTTCAGAAATTATGACATGCAAGTAAATAGAGAGGGTTTAGATATAATGGATATAACTAAAAGTTCTAGTGATTCTGGTAATGGAATTGCAAGTGATTCTGGTAATGGAATTGCAAGTAATTCTGGTAATGGAATTGCAAGTAATTCTAAAACCTATTTAACAACTATAAAAGATATAAATATGATTATGAAAGACACTTTGAATGTAAGTAATATTGAATATCGTAAAAATTATGAGGATATTATTTTAAATATGGATGATTTAATAAATTATGTTATGTTAAAAACTACATTATCAATTGATCAAAAAAACCCAGAAAACACTATTATTAAACTATCAAAATTAAATCAAGCAAGAGCAGCTTTAAATAATGTATTAAAATTTGTTGATAAACAATAATAAATAAATATAAATTAAATTATTTATTATTTTACACCTTTTCTCATTTAAAACGCCCATTTTACAGGACAAAAAAATAAGAAAAAGCATAAAATCAATAGTAGGAATTTCACCTACGATGGTCTTACTTTTTCCTCTTCTGTTTTTATACTTGACAATGCGAGTAGTCATAGAAACCAGAGGATAAAGGATTTGGTGAATAAGCATAACAATATCTTGTATGCTGTTCCATACCAACATTTCACAAATTCAATAGAAAACTACTTTAGCATGTTGAAATCACGATTACAAAAATAAGATGGTTTAACGCATGCAAAACTAAAGGAAAATATAGAACATGTTATAAGCAATATACCAAAGGATAAATATAGCAATATTTTTAAGGGTGCTTATGAACGACCAGAAAAATATGTATCAAAGAACAAAACAAGAAAGGTTAAGAAGAATCAGTTATAAATCTCGTTTCAAAATGGGTGTTTGAAATGAGAAAAGGTGTAATAAAAAGATCAATTTATGTAAATCAACCAGCGTATTGAAAGTATTAAGACTATTTCAGTTTTTTCAATTTCGTTATATTTATCCGTATTTATAGATAAATCAAAATCAATTGGTCTAGAAATACTATTTGTTGCATCTCTA